GTAAGTAGCCGTAATTCCAAGCCCGGCGCTTAAGTTCGTACCTGTCCCACCTTTGGCTGAGTTGAGTAAATAATCACCTTCTGATAAATGTGACAGCGCCCTGCGGGGCGGGTCGAAGTCTTCAGTGTGTAATATCTCTCCCTTTTTGATGTAAAATTCATCAAACCCCATGAAACAATAATAACTCATTTCGGCTAATCCGATACTGAGTATTCCCGTGCTATCTGGAACTGCAAGGGGTGAATACCACTTGTCAGTTAACTTGCCATCTGCAAAGGCATAAAACCACCCATCCGAATCCCTGCCGAATTCATAGTGTGTCCAGCGCCCGATATTCACTCCCCCGAAACTCTTTCGATTGGCAATGTCAAATGTAGTGCCGTTAGAAGACATATAAATACACATTTCATTGCCTTCTGAACTACCCAACAGCCAGGGAGGGTAATAGGTTTGATAATCGCGCGTCACGGCGTAGTTTCCAGCCGCGGTATTTAGGATGCATTCATAATAGCCAACTGTAAAAGCCCCACTCCCAAAATTGAAATCGGCGCTGGATGGTGCAACCAGGGCATAATTAGAATAACCGCCAAAAATAGCATAAGATCCAAGCGGCCCGCCGCTTATCCTGGTTTTTTTTGCACCTACATCATAATAGACATCGTTCAGGGTTGTTACATCGTTTGGATACCATGTATGACGTCCGGTGGAATCTGTGAAAAGGTCGTTGTCGAAGTGCAACAACGTCATCATCTTCGCATCGACAGCGCCGGGCACTTCAGGTGTAATCATCGAACTAACCAGCGCATTAACCCGCGTTCCGCCGCCCTTTGGGTCAGTGTACTTAGCTCTAAAGTTTATCGTCTCACCCGCCGCGATTGGCATTGGGCTTGAAAGGCTGTATAGTACCTGCGGTTCTGTGTCGATACGTTTCGGGTACGCGGTAGCGGTGACACGGTTTACAACGTTTTCGCCGTATCTGACCGACACTTTGTCAATGTCTGAATCTATTGTAGCGGCCAGTGTGCGCCCGCTGCGGTGGGTTGAGTTCTCGAATACTAGAGTTTCCCCGTATGTAGTATCTTTTATAAGATATAAGTGTCCGGCTTCTGAGTAGATTAGTTTTGCAAATTCAGCATACGCAGTTGTGCGAAGGCCAGTAGAGTCGAAGATAACGGGAAAGGTAGAGTTGCCAGTATCAAGGCTCTCCGCCTGCGGGGCAGTTGTCATCGCGGTCGTAACGGTAGTAATGCCCTGGTCGGCCGTCTTGTCAAGTTCGATTACAGGCGCAAGTATTGGGTTCTTACTTGCGAAGGCCATCCAATCTAATGCTTTAATGTCAACGGTGGACTGTTCTGAGACTTTCCCGACATTCAAGTTTATGTCTTCAAGGTATCCACGCAAAACCTTAGTAGTTGCTCCGTATGTACAAACCAGTTTGATAGGGACGCCCTTAGTCCAATCCGTAAGGGGGTTTAGTCCGTCCGGGTAAAAGTCTCCGCTTTCATTCCATAGTGTAAGGCTTAATTCTCCTGTGTCTGCGATAATATCAGTAGGGCCATTTCCATTTATGCCCCACTTTGCAGAGATTGGATTTCTTGCTAGTGCAACATCACCCAGGCTGTACCAATCAGCTTCCAGGTAGGCGTATAATTTTAGCGAAGTCAGATAAGGCATTATCTATCCTGTCCCTTCTGCATTGCCATTACAATGTCCCGCGATATTTGCTTAGAGTCGAATCTATTAGCGCGTAACTCATTAATTAATACGCCAAATAAGGCTTCCGTTCCAGCGCCAGCAGGGGAGACTGATTGTCCAGCCGGAATAACTGCATATTGTTCGCCACTTGAAAGGCCAACCGGATAGGTATCATTAGAAAATCCAGATGGGACAGTTAGCCACCCGCCTGTACCGGAAGCGTACCCTTGCCTTGCCCTTGTGCGTTCTGGCACATTGGCTGCTCCATCAGCAATGCCTAGAAATCCCTTCGCCGCGTCTATCGCGGCCTGTGCTGCGCTTTGGGCTGCGTTGACAATCCAGCTAACCCCGGCTGTAATACCGTCTGCAATGCCGCGAATTATATTCATTCCAACTTCGCCCCAGTCCGTCTCTGTGAATATCCTGATTACGGATACAATCAGATTTACAAGGGCGGGCTTGATAAGATTTTCCCATGCAGTAGAAAGAAAATTCCCTATTGCTTGCCAGATGTTATTCCAGACTTCACGCAACTTTTCACCAAACGTGTACCAATCGCCAGAAAAAGCGGCTTGAAATGCTGCCCATATTGTCTTGATCTGCTCCCATACAAAGTTAAATACCGCTGTAATTCCAGCCCAAAGCGCCTCCCAAACTGGTTTAATCCATGCAATAAAGGCGGCAACCTTCTCTTGTATCCCGCCCCAATTGTTCGTCCAGGCTGCGTACAGCAAAGCTATTACAGCAATGACGGCTGCAATAATAGCGATGAGCGGGAATGTCAGAACACCCGCAACCGCTCCAACTACCGGGATGATTGCCCCAATTGCAGAAATAAGCCCGCCAATGATTGTTATAGCTGGCCCTATTGCCGCTACAATTGCGGCAACTACCAGCACCGTCTTTTGTTGGGCGGGTGTCAGGTTGTTGAATTTGTCTATAAGGTCAGATAAGAACTGCATTACTTTTAGGGCAATTGGCAGTAATTGAGTTCCAAGTGTTGCGGCCATGTCTGTAAATTGTGCCTTGGCAATCCTTGTACTATTCGCCAACCCGTCAGACGTGCGGGCAAAATCGCCCTGTGCCGTTGTAGTCTGTTGTAAAATGATTGCATAGCGTACTTGTAGCTTTTCGGCTTCTGTCAATGCTTGTATGTTATCCCCAAATCCAAGCTCCATCGCTTTCGCTTTCATAATGGTTTCATTCATAGCAACGCCAAACTTTTTCATCGGCTCTATCTCGCCAGACAAACCAGAACGCAAAGCAAGTAATACATCTTCCGGGTTTGCATTGTTAAAGGATGCTAAATCTGCGGCTAACCCCACAAGACTGGTAGACATTCCGGCTGCGTCTTGCTCTCCCAATCCCAAAGCAGTAAATAGGTTTCCATAAGTGCCAGCCGCTTCAAGCGCCGCCTGTTGTGAAATGCCCATACTCATCGCGGCTGTCTTTGACCAGTTCGATATTTCTATTGCACTATTGCCAAAAACTACATTGACTTTATTTAGGCTTTCATCCATATTCGAAGCAGCATCAACCATCTTTAGGCCAGCTGCCGCAATTGGCAGGGTTAGACCTGCGGTCATAACCGCCCCTGTTTTCATCATAGACGCGCCAATAGTTGAAAGGCTGGCCGAGATGTTTTTCGCTCCAGCCTTTGCTCTACCTTCTGCTTTGTCTAATCCTGCTTCTAGCCCGGCGCTATCAACGCCAAGCGCTACAAGCAGTTTCATTAAAGTATTTGCTGCCATCAGTCCTCTTTGCCTAGCGTGCCCATTCCAGCCGCAGCGAACATCTGAGCCGTTTGCAACATTTCGCCGGATGTCTGTTTCTTCTTGCCAAACTTGGGCATGAAATCTTCCGCCTTGTGTCGCTTTTTACCTTGCGGCGTGTTCACATTAGCAATAGTTGCGGCGGTAATCGCATGGCCTAAGAATTGAGCATCAGACCCGAAAGGCTCCAGGTTATAAAATGCCATCCATTCTACAAGTTCGGCGCTTGACATCCTGGCGAGCATTTCGGCACGCGGCAATCCAAGTGCAAGGGCTAGGCGGTAGGTGAATCTTCTAAAGGGTTTTCTTGCAGGCCCTCAGTCAATTCCTGTATTGCATCGTCACCAATGCCAGATAATTTTTGCGCCACTTCAAAAACACGTTGCAAAGCAGAAGCAGACTTTTTGCCAAGCGCCTTTATATCTGCATCCGTGAACAGCTTTTCGCCGCTCTCGTCACAAAGCGTTTGTGCGGCCAGCTTTGCGCGGACATTAGACATATCAACATTCGTGCCCTTGCCGCGCATGTTCACAATGGACGCCTCGAAGCTATCGCGCTCCGTGCCCGTCATGCCTTTGACGTAAACATCCCCGCCCCATTCGGGGACGCTTACCTTTTCGACCTTAATATCTTGCACTTTCAAGATGTCATCGCGTTTAAGCGTGATCGTCACCTTACACCGTGCCTTTCTGCGGTATTACCGCTATAAGATTATTAAACCAGCGTTACTGCGCCGGTCAGTTTCAAGCTCACACTTGCGCTCAGA